GTGTCGTTTAACTCTCCATGGTCAGCAGCAATTTGTACGTTGTCTGATTTCCAAAACAACATCCCACGAAAAACACTGGCCATGTCCTGCAAAACGCTATAGGCTTCAGCCTGTGAGCCAATGACCGTGTTGATTGCAAATCGCGCTTCCTTTTGTGTTTCGCCTTGATCGTCTACATACTCAACCTGTTCGTTGCAGTATTTGGCAATTTCAATTAGATCAACCCAGTTAAGGTTTGATTCATTGATAAAGTCACCAGCACCATATCGCTTATTGGTAAGCAAATCATAAAAGCAACAAACCGGGCACGTTGTCCAAGCCCTATTTTCCTGCAAGCTGCCGTCAAATGGCACGTCATCGAATTTCAATCTGCCACTTTTTCCGACACTTGCATTGGACGGTATTTTTACTTTTAGACCTTTTACGTCATACGCTCTTGCGGGTAATGTGCTGTACTCTTCTGCATCTAGGCTGAGAGACACAAGCGCCGTGTGCGGATAAGCTGTGCCAAATTTTTTGCCGACAATAATGCTTGTCAACAGAATTTGATCAGCACGCTTGCTAGCTATAGGAGTTTTCTTTGGAACATCCTCAAAGTCTCTAAATGAAATCTCAAACGCATCTTCAGGCTCATCAAACTTAATCTTACGAACTCTTATTTTGTAAGGCCCCTTGCCGTATTTCTTCTTTGTCAAATCAATAGTTTGCGTCTTAAATTGATAGCTTGACGTGCATATACCTTTGATTATGTTTTTCCTTTCTTGGCTTTCAACGTGTATATCTACTAGATTCCAAGTGCCATCGGTGCCGCAAATGTGCAACTCCAGCTTGATCTGAGCAAAAAACAGCTGCCCACGGGCCAAGCCCTCCTCAGCTACGCAAAACAACTTTGGAATCGTAAAAACAAGCTCAACAAAATCAATGTCTGTCTGTGATATGGCTTGCACTACTTGGCCCTTACCATAATTACGGCTTCTAACTTTGTTGTCATCAGTTAATTCTTCGCTATAGCTAGACCCAATCTCTCGATTGACATTAATAATTGTTGTCTGCTGATCCTCAAACGTAGATCCTTCCTCGAACGTGCTTTGCGTGCCTGTCCCCTCCTTCGTCAAAATTTTGACAGTTTCAGTGGAATACTGTCTGCCTGTTACTATTGTTTCATTTAAAAAAACGCTCTTCTTGGATTTTCCTGCCAGCACCAATCCTTCGATCGGTCCTTCGCAGAGTGCGTCAATAATTTTAAGCGTGGTTTTAGAGTTGAGAGCCATGGTGAATCAGTCGTTTCCGTCTAAAAGTCCGTAGCCGTAGGCGTGAAAGATCAGCCGTGCATCATCATGCACCTCGGCATCAATAATCTCAACTTTAACCCTGACATCCTCTCGCCCTGTGACACGCGGCATTTCCATCCTGTGACCATACACGATGTTGTGTTTTTTGCTTTTCAACAGAAGGCCCTGAACAGTCACGTCCGCACTTGCGACAGTTGGGTCAGGGTCTTTCCCTGTCAACTCAACAGTAATCCTGTACCTTATGAACCCATCTATGATAGTTGAACCTTCGCCAGCAACATAATCAAACAAACCTTCATCTATTTTAAATAGAATATCAAGTTTTTTTCTTACAGCCTTTCTGTATTCCAACCTGTCACTTTTAAGTTCTTGTTCTTCCTTAAGGGTTGCGTCACCGTTAGGAGCAAATTTTTTGTCAACAAAAATTCTTTTCTCTTCGTTTGCATCGCTCCCCTTAATCTCAATAGTCTTTCTTCGCCCTTTCAGCCCACCATGGCTTTCTAACTTTTGACTTACCTGCTCACCATTGATTCTAAAGGTTTTCAAGCCTGGCGCTTGCGTTGTTATTTTGAGCGGGTCTGAATCATCAGACACCTCAAGGTTGGCAGCGATTAAATGACTTCCCGCAATGACACGACCGTAAATTACAGGCACTGTCGCTCCCGTTCCAACGGTGTTAGCTGGTCCAGTAAAGGCATAGTTTGCATGACCCATCGCACCGCGTGATACACCGTCAGGGCCAGGACCACGCACGTTTGTGCCTTCGCCTCTAATCCTGTTGGCACCAAGATTGCCAAGCTGTGGCTGTGGTGAAATCAGACTTGCAGTGCCGTTGAGAATTAAGCCTGCACCGACTGCGCTGAACGCTGTGCCAACCGCTGCAGCATTTAAAACTGCAGTCGTAGAAACACCAATAGCCGCTTGGCCTGCGCCAAACAGCCCAGTAGTGCCAAACAAACCTGCACCAGGGAACAAAAACGACGCAGCAACCAAACCAACCCCAGCCAATATCTGAGTGGTAGCGCCGCCACCTGCACCAGAAATGACAGGCACCACGAGCAATGGCTTGCTGCCAAACGGCAACTGCAACTCGTCATATCCCATCGCCGCACCGCCTTGAATCACCTTGTATCCAACGCCGTTATGGTGCGCCTGCATCAACTCCTGCTTTAAGGGAGGATAGTTAATGCACAGCAGCTTGATCGCATCCGCTGGCGTCTGCAAGTTGTAATACTCGTGGTGCTTACCGTACTTCTCGCCCAGCTCACCTGCCAGCATGACAAGTTGCATGACGAAAGACAGCCGCAATCCTCTTGCGATAATACTGCCGCAACGGTTCCACCGCACTGATGCTGTCCACACGCTGGTGCAGAATCTTGTCGTTGCCTACATAAATCGCACCGTGCATTGGTGTTCTTGTGCCGAGGCGCATCACCAACAGATCGCTCTTCTGTCGATCGTCTAGCGCGACGGGTTCAAATTTAAGTGACTTTGCGTAACGCAAGAAAATGCTGTCTGTCGTACCAAGATCCTCAGGCCGCGAGAAGTCTGGCAGCTTGACACCGATCAAGTCATAGTATTGACGCACCAACGTGTAGCAATCTTGCTTGCCGTACTCCCACTGCAGGCCAACTAAGGATCGATAGTCAACCATTCTTTGTCCGGCACAGAATATACGAACCAGGGCAGTCCGGTTTGGGTGCAAGCTTTACGGTCTGCGTCACTAACTGGAGTACCGTTTGGATGCGAGTGGACGACACCCTCGATGTCTCCAAAGTACATAGCACGCGCATAATCGACAGGCTCTAAAACAAAATTCGACCTTGGATTATTTGCGATGTTACGGCATGGGAAGTAACTACTATTGACAATCAAGCCGCATGACTCCTCAGGCGACTTTGCGTGCGCGTGCCTTTCGGCTTCACGCTTGAAGTCTTGCGCCATAAAATCCTCCAAAAGGCAAGTTTTCCGGGCCGAATCTTGCCTGGCAGCTAGACAGTCTTTTGCCGCAAACATCCGCAGCTTCTTTTTGCGCCTGCGTACCAGTCGTAATCGGTTGATCATCAATTGTGAAACAAGCGTCGTCAACGTAAGGACACTCCCTACCACCGCGATAAGTCCACGGGCAAAACTCTTCAATAGTCCTGCGAGGTAAAGCTAAGTTTGTCAGATCAAGCTTTGGCGCTAGCTCAAATTCTACAAACTGCGGATTTTCAGATGAAATTCTGTCGATGTACCACGTCTCAACAATCTTGGCGTCAGGGTCAGCTGTGTCGTTAAATGTCTGCTCAATCAAGGTGTCCCCACCTTGCGTGATCAAAGCGTCCTCGACATCTGACTCTTTCGTGAATGTTGGATTAGTATTGAAGTTTGTTGTGTTAATGAACTTAGCAAATGTGCGAATGCGTCTAACTTCTGCCGCTAATGGGTTATACAACAAAAGCAGGCCAGTAATTGCATTGTTAACGTTGGCGACTCGAAGCGTTGGACGTGGCAACGCGCCTTTTGCAGAAAACTCGAAACCATCTATTTCAACTGGAACAGCAGGGTATTCGATCTGATTACCTGCCTGTGCATGGCCTTCCGGATAAACGCCAAACTTAATAGTTTCCGTTAAGCCGTTTTTGCCTGGGTGATAGCGCAAAGTATCATTTACACCGTTGACAGGTTCAGTTAGCTCAATCTCAAACAAATCAATAATTGCAGTTGGCGCAAGGCGCAGTAGCTCCTCTGCTAACGGCTCAAATGCTTCCCAAGTAATATCACCATCTTCAAGCGTTTGCGTAATCTTGAACGGAAACGATGGCTCGTTTTCAGGGAAGGTTGCATAAGATTCTTCAGTGTCTGATTTAGGCTTCTCGCCAGGAGCAACAGCACCCAGTTCGATGCACTTAAAAGCGAGAGTGTTGCCCTTTGATGGATTAGCACGAACCACATCGCCAATCGCATACTCTCTATTCCCTCGCCAAGCGTGGATCGACTTGGTGCCGTCAACGTTGTAATACGGATAAGCCATCAGGTCTCAAACACTTGCTCAAACGTAGCCGTGACAGTAGCGCGGTTCAAATAAGGAATTGACTTAGACCATTCACGGCAAATAAACTTACTGACACTGGTTTCACCAGGCGGCGTGAAATCAAAGTTTTCTACCGCACCACGCGCGTCCAAGAACGCTTCGATCGTGTCAGCATCATTTTCCGACACTTCAAAGGTCAAGTTATAGACCTTCGGGTTTTGCTGTATCCCAAATTGAGCACGCTGCTGGTAGCCACTACCAAACTGAATTGCACGCACACGAGGCGCACTCCGCTTTTGCACGCCATAAGTCGGACTGATTGATGGGAAGGTTGCCATTAGCTCAGTAAGCCTCCAGGACGTTTTTGCTTGACCAGCTCGGCTTGCACAGCTGCACCGATAGCAGCACCAAGCGCTTTTGCGTTTGGCTGATCGCCTTGTGCTTGAGTTCCGGATGCATCGACGTTTACAACGACATTAGCGCCACCAAAACTGCCTGAGGGTGCAATGCTGCCAGTACGACCAGGCGTGAATAGCTCAGGGCCTTTCTCGCCAACCATATAAGAACGGCCACCTGTAACCGTGCCGCCGTTAGCCATAAACCCACCAAATATGCTTCCCAAAAGCCCACCGCCAGGAACAAGGCTTCCGGTAATGTTGCCAAAAAACAGCATGTTGCGAGCAAGCTGCAGCATCTGATTTGCAAGATCATTGAGCATGTTGGTTGCTGCTTCAGCTAAGGATTGCGTGCCAGTTACTGCACCTTTTAAAGCATCAACGACACCATCAGCAATGGTGTCACCGATGCCTTGGTAAACGGCCTTCAGCTCATCAGCTCGTTTCTTTTCAGCATCTTGCGCTCTCTTCTTAGCATCAGCTAATTGTTGATTTTCCTCAATTAAATCGGCCGTTGCAACTCTTTGATCATAAAGACCTTGAACAGCTGCCTTTACTTTGTCAACAAGCTCAGAATTTTGTGCTGTCCGAATCTTGTCTAAATTTTCTAAATCAATTTTCAACTGAATAGCATCACGGTCTTCACTGGTGAGTCCTTTCGCTAAACGAGTTTGCTTGCCAAGAGTTACTAATCTTTCCTCTAATTTTTTGTTTAACTTCTCTGCATCCGTAAGTTGCTGACTTTGCTTTGTGCCACCGCCCGCTGCAGATGATAGGTTTGACGTACTAACAATGTTGTTTGCAGGAGAATTCTGCGTTGTTCCTGCTCCAGGGGCAAATCCTGCTCCAATGTCTATAGTGTCGGAAACAAATTGACTAGCAGCATTGGCAATTTTGCTGGCTCCTCCAGAAACAGCATTGATAGTGCCTTCAATAAGTGCCTTTAAAGGGCCAGGCAAATTGTTATAGGCGTCTGCTAAAAACTGCCTTATGCGGCCAAACACACCTCCAAAAATGTTGGCAAGTTTTGTCGCTGCTGACTGTCCTGCTACGACAACATCTGCAATGACACCGCCGACAAACTGACCGATGCGCCTGCCCAGTCCAATAATGAATGTTCCAATTTTTTCAATCGTACTAAGCACTGCTTGGAATCCTTTTTCTAATTCAAATGCGGCATTAACACCATCAAGCCCTAAAGCTGTCGCAATAGCCTTACCAACCTCATTGACAAAGGCAAACAAAGCCCTGACAGGAGCTACAGCATTGTTAATTGCAACTGCAAGCACCTCAACAGTTACAGCCGCAACTTTAAAAGTCTCTTTAATAATTACACCTAATTCTGATTGGTCAGAAAATAAATTCTGAAAAGCAGTTGTTAATCGCTTAAGTTGACCATCAATCGTGTCCGAAGCCTCAAAAGCTGCTTTCGCTGCAGCTCCTTGAGCTTTCTTTTGATTCTTCAACAGCTTGTTATATTTTTCTGTGTCGTTGAGAAGCGCCAGGATTGAAGGACCAGCCTCTGTTCCAAACGCTTTAATTACTGTTCCAGCGTCTGCCCCAGACTTTTTGATCTTTTCCAAAGTTCCGGCCAACCCATCAGTCTTTAATGTCGAAGCATCAATTTCAACGCCAAAAGCTTTGAACTCCTTACCGACTTTGCCCGCAGCAACCTGGGCAAAAGCTGTTTTAAGTGCCGTAAACGTAACCTCTGCGCCTTGACCACCAGCTGTAATTTGGGCTACTGCAGCGTTGACCTCTTCTAAAGGCACACCCAAAGCAGACGCCACAGGGGCCACCTTCGCGATGTTGGCTGCATATTCACCGATAACAATTTTGCCGTCGTTTTGCGTTTGAATAAACCCGTCAACTAGCTTGGCTGCCTTGTCTGCTTCTAGGCCATAAGCGTTCAGCACAGATGTCGTGGCATCCCCAACTGTGTTGATATCACTAAAGCCACCAGTTGCGCCCTGACTAGCCGCCTTCAAAATGTTGGCGGCATCAGCAGCATTGGTGAAGCCTGCTGACGCAACGTCGTAGGCAGCACTTGTCAGCTCAACGACACTGGCCTGCCCTGACAGCTCACGACTTACATCTTTTAATCGCCCTGTCAGCTCTTCGCTGTTTACGCCAAGAGATTTTACTTTTGCTTCAGCAAAATCCTGGTCTTTTAAAACTCCAAATACTTGCCCAAGACTTGCAGCAGCAGCAACAACCGCAGTAAGTGGGCCGAGAGCCGCACTTAACGCTGCGCCTAATCCACGCGCACCAACAGCAGCAGCCTGCGCTCCTGAGCCAAACGCCTTGAATCCAGCGCCTGCAGCCTTTGTTGTTCCACCTGCATTTTTAACTGCGACCTCAAGCCCCTGAACCTTTTTGGTCAGGTGTGCAATCTTCCGATTTGCATCGGCAGTTTCAACCTTAAACCTGAGGACAGTTTCCTGAGCCACGAGCAACCCGGCGATAAGTCAATCTTACCGCCGTCTACGCTTCGCGTGCTCTATCGCTTTCTCTTCCTCCTCGTTTTTGATCTGATAATAAGCAGCAAAATGCACAAGCTCCGCATCGGTTAACTCAGTGCGGAGCCTGCTTACGGTCATGCCTAGCTCGCAGGCCAGATGAAACTCAAAAAAGGTCCACCTGTCCTGCCTCAGTCGTTTTTTGCTTCCTCCAACTCAGTCTCTTCGCCTACTCCAAACAAGAACAGCTCAAGATCATTCAGCACAGACTCAGGTAGCTGTCGCTGCAGCTTTGCCGCATCAGCAGCCGCAAATGCTTTGGTGCCATCCTCCAGTTCTGCCATTTGACACAGCATCTGCGTGCTGATGTCTAACGCCTCGTCAGTGCCAGCCAAGCCCTGCGCCTTCTTGCGGTCTGCGCGTGTGATTGGCTTAAAGAACAGATCAACGATTTTTTTACCGTCTGCGTTCTTCAGTTCAAATTTGCGACGCTGGTTGAGGTCAAAAGCCCCAACCAGCAAGTCAACAGTGCGTGACTGAGCAGGCATCTAAACAATAGGTTTAATGCCTCAAGTATAACTCTACAGTCAGATTTAGTTAGAGTTGATCGTTCCGCTAGCTTGGAAAGATGCAGATACCGTTACTAACTCGCCAACCGTAGAGGCAATTGAAGCGTTAGTAATAATACCGCCAAACGTAAAGGATTTTTGGCCGTTGTCAGTGCCTTCACGGAACAGCTCAAACGAAGCGTCAACACCGTCTGCAGTTTTAAGGACGTCATCCATAAACGTCTTTTGGCTGGTGTTGCCTTCGTCAAAAATTAGCTCAACAGTACCTGACCCGCTAATCAATGAGCCAACGAAATTCCGGAACGTGTCCCCATGCTTGGTGACGTCGAGCGTATCTTTTTCAATATCCAGGCTCCAGCTGCGAGTTCCAGCTACTGCAGCCACGGAGCCGCTGCCAGTCTCAAATTCGACTGAGCCTTGTTGTCCACGAATGATGGCCATGGTCAGAGTTCCTCGATAAATTCAAAGGTCACACGGACCTGAGTTTGGAAAAAGCCTTCGGGTGTTGGCGATGCCAATGCCTCTGGGCCTGTGGGAGCGTCGAAGAAAACCCCCGACACGATGGC